CAATCTCTGGATTCCCAGTGACCTTGCCTTCAATGTTTAGCACATTGTCTACACTGTTTCTAATAATGTTGTATGTGGCACGGCTTGGAACTTCTTGTGCGCTGATGGTAATAGGAGTAGGCCCGTTTGGTAACCAATAGTATTGGCTAAAGTTAACAAACTTGTCATAGTCAAACAAACCATCATAGGTATAATATTCGCTAGAAAACAAGCGATTATGATTTTCAGTAAAGCCGCCGTAATAGGCCAGCTTGTTAACTAGATCAGTATATCCGCTGTAAAAATCAACTTGGTTGCTGGTGTCCTTGATTACAACACTGGGCTCCAGCTGATAACTTTGGCGATCCTTGCTGGGCTCTAGCACATAGTTGTCAGAAGTTTTATATGTAGGAGCAAACTTTCTACCAATGTAGCCGTTTAGTCGCACAAAGTCTGGTTCGCTGACCAGCTGATCCAAAGTGGCATTTAGAAACTTTCTATTGGTGTCACTCTGGAATATACTTGGTAAAAAATCAAGGGTTTTTCTTGTTGCCATTGCTTATTAGACTATAACGGTTTTGTTTTGAGCTGCCATGGTAATGTTTAGTTGATTGGCAGTAACGGCAGAAATGATTTCCACATTTTCTACTGTGGCGGCACTGATGATTATTTCGTTTGGCTCTGCATTGATTTGATATAGGCTACCAAAGCTAACTGTTGAATCAACAGGGACAATCAATATAGACGCAATGTAAGGGCTCAGTGCCTTGTGCAAGTAGGCGCTTAGTTCACTGAAGTAGAATGTTTCACCAAACTCCCAGTTGCCGATTTCAAAATAGGTGTTAACAGCACTGATCACAGAAGTCTTAATATCGTTGTCACTAATATTTACGTTAGTATTTTTCACCACTTTAAAAGTAGCTTGCAGACTGCTAGGAGCCTTGTAACCAAATATAAGTTTGAACTTGGCGCAGTTGAACACCAAGGTGTCGCTTAGTGTCTTGACATCATTTAGGCTGGCAAACTCTGTGCTCAACTCATAGTTAGTTGGCTCAGCTGGTTTGGCAATGGTGTCGCTGGTATCCTGGATCCACTGACGGTATGCAGTTTCGTATGCGCTGGTCAGCATATAGATATCAATCACGTTTGTGGTACTTGGATCGATTCTGCGATAATCTGGACTGTTGTGGCGATATTGGAAGCTGATGTTCTGGCGACCAACACGAGCAACATAATCAGTTGCTTCTACTAATGTTCTGGTACTAGACAATGTATAGAACTTGTCCTCTTGGTAAGCATAGAACAGTTGGCCCACTAGGTATAGGCTAGTGTTGTCATAGATTGCTTGTCTTGTGCCAAATAGGCTTACCACAGTTTTGTTGTCCACTGGCACCAGTGTGGTAAATCTTTCGTAACCAGTTACACTTTGGAAGTAAACATACTTTCTATTGGTGTTGGTTGTAGGATCGACGATGATTTTAAATAAGTCTGGATTGTCTGGGACGCCATCGTTATTGCTGTCAGCATAGGTAACAAAGATTTTATCCTTGTGAACAAATCCATCGCTTTCCACAAATGGCTTGTAAACATACCAAGTATAATCTTTAGACAGTGGCGCAGCCGAGTTTGGCTCGTTATTGGTTTTTAGAACTGTAACTTGGTCGCTGATTACTGTGGCTGTTTTGGTATCGTAAATCTTGATTTTGTTATCATAGTAGAAAGTGGTCTCTTTGACACTTTCAATGATATACTCGATACCTCTGTAGTAAACAGTATACCCTTCGCTGCCATACTCAAAACGTATTAGCCAGCTAGAATCTACGCCAGTGGCGCTTTCGTTGTGTTGGTTATCCAAACTAAAGCTACCTGTGTTCAGGCTTTCGCTGTCAATGATGAACCAAACTTGTTTAACACTGTCGTAGCTTAGTCCAAAGTTTTTATAGCTTTTAACCTTGGTAATAATACTGTCAGTAAAGAATGTGGTAAAGCTGTTTTTAAACACAGGATAAATGTCACCAACAATGGCATTAGAAGGAACACGCACGTTCAGCAGCACAGGACCTGTGCCGTCGCTCATGTTACCTAGTCCGTTATTAGTGCCATCACCAAACACTTCCATTACTGTGGCAAATATAGATGTTTGGTCTGTGATGTCGCTGGCGGTGCCTGCTACTAGATTGTTAGAAGCATCAAAGTAATAGCCTGCAGGTGCTGTAAACTTGATGGTAGATCCCTTGCGAATATATCTGCGGCTGTTCTGTACTACTCCACCAATCTGTGTAGGCACGCCTTCTAGGCTGCTGAAATAACCTGTGGCAACATTTGAGCCAACTGTGCTCAACTTCCACTTTAGATTGTCTGAAGTATAGGTTGGGTAGTTTGCATAGTAAAAATGCAACAGTTCTTTTTCATTAACAATGTTACGAATGATTTCGTTGTTAATGATTTTGGCGATGTCCGTGCTGGTATTAAAAGAAAACTTAAGACTACGTGTGTAGCTGTTTTCGTATAGTATGCCGTCGCTGGCAAAAATATTAGTGCTAGAATATTTGCCTGTGCTGTCCACAACATCCAAGAATCGGCTGATACCCGAGCTGGTACGATTAATAGCCTTGGCCTTGATCACATTACCAAAACTGGTATAAGGCAGGATGTTATAGTCCTCTCCAGTGATCATACGGTTTTGTGTATAATACTGCTGAGGTGCTTTTTGTTTAATATCTGCTGTGCTTTCACGTGCGCTAGCATTGGTAACTGTGTACTGTAGGCTGGCACGTAGAGTAATGGTTTCTACTCGTCCGCTGCGGCTAACATAGTTTAGAGGAATGGAAATATTTTTCATTTCCTCTGGAGTAATCTTGTAGCTTAGGCCGTTGCTGGCGCGATAATAGAACTTAAAGTTGCCACGTGGAATGTTGGCAAAGCTTCCGTCACCAAATACCAAATCAACTTGGTCACCGGCGCGAGTGTTAATCTGGAATAGGTTTCGCTTGTCTGAGTCGTTATAGATAACGTTGATGCCAGAGATAGCAGGCACCTGTGCCCATGCGGTACGATAACCTGTGTTGCTGTCTACAGAGTACAGCCAAGTGTCACTGTTGTTAACGTTGTTATCAGAGAAACTGACTATCTTGTTTGGAATAGCATCGTTAATGGTAAAGTCGTGACTGCCCATAGATCCTTGTTTGAAGTAAACAAAGAAACCAGTGTCGTTGCTGGCGTTACCATAGTTGTCGTTGCGATACAGTATGTTGAAAGGTGCGTTTAGGCTAGGTGGAACTTCGTAGACATAGTTCTTGCCTGCGGTGGTTGCACTTACTGCTTCAAAGTCAAAGTTGCTGCCTTCAACAGCGGCTGTAAACTTGTAAACGCCCAAAACATTTTGAACAAAGTTAATGCTGTACTCGTCAGTTTTAACATTGTTAATGGTCTGACTGTTGCCAGGCTTGCCCACTGTTTGAGTGTTAACCAAGCTGGCGTTGATCACTGTGGTAAACTGCTCTAACCAGTTGTCGTTGGTTTGGTCATTCCAGTTTACATTTAAATTGCTTAGGTTTAAACCATTGCTGTCATAGAGAGTTTCTGTGGTGTTAACACTTTCAATCTTTAAGAAACCGCTAGCGCAGATGTTGCGCTTGGGATTATAGCTGATTAGTCGAGCGAGCTTGAGAATACTGTCGCGACGTTCTGCTGTGTCAATGAAGTTTTCACGTGCATTTAGGTCAGCACGGAAAGCAATACTTTGTCCCAAGAAAGCGATCAAATCAATCAGGGCAATAAACTCGCTGCTTTCAGTGAAATCGTTGTAGTCTTCTGGATAGTATAGTCGAAGATAGTCAACCATACTCTTACGCAAGGTTTCAAAGTCATAGCTGGTGAAGTCAGCTTCCTGGAAGGTCTGGTATATCTTCTTCCAGTTCTCTGCTACTAATAAACTATTTTGTCTCGTATTGATTGCCATCGGTGAAACCTATTTCTAATATTTATTTTGCTTAAAATATGCGCCGTTTATTACATACGAACCGACTGGCTGGACTTATCGAACTTAAAATTCAGTAACTGTGTTTGATTAGTTGGTATGTATGTTAGATCCAAATCTATCTGTAGCCCGTACTCGTATTGGGTAACATTGATGTTGTCTACATTTATTCTAGGATCATAGGATACCACTGTTCTGATATCCTTGATTATTGCGTTTTTAATCTCTTCGGTAAAGGGCTCAAACAAGATGTTCCAAATAATAGTACCAAAGTCAGGGTTCATCAGCTTCTCACCCTTGCGGATTTGAAAGTGATTAAACAGGTCCTGTTTAACCAACTCAAAGTCAGTTAAACGAAACTTCTTAAAACGATTGTAGGTACTAAACCCTTTGTATGTCGACATAATATGTATTTAACCTTATGCTGTAACCGCTAGTACGTCAACAGCATATCGGCCCATGTTATAGTAAGTGGTGCCAGTGGTGCCGTTGGCGTCGCTGCCAGCAGCACTCATGCGCCATTTTTTAGCGCCGCCTGCGCCGATTAGGTGTGCTACAGTTAGCATGCCTGCTACAGTACACAGATCGTCCCCTTCTTTGATACCGCCTGTTCGTAGCAGTGTGTTATAGTTCATTTTTAGCAAGGCAAACATGGCTTTTTCCTGTATGGTATCGCTACGCAAGAAGGTTTCTTTGCTGGTCATGCCGTCCTTGCCTGTCCAACTGCTTGGGTAGTTTACTGCCTTATTGCCATATAGCAAGTAAGCATCACGCTTGACATAGCTTAGATCAACTAGAACTGCGGCACCGATTTGATACTTGCCCAAATAGCTCAGTGGGTTAACCACTGTATAGTTGTAGGTGCTTTCGCTAAAGGCAATCTGTGTCATCAGAGCTTTAGTTTGCAAGGCTGTCAGTGGCCCTATTCCTCCTGGTGGCTCAGGATTGTCTTTTCTAGACATGTAGGTCTTGCTACATGCACGTTCTACACCACATTTGTAGGCTGC